GTTCCTAATGTTACCAAGCCGCGTCCACGTGCCCAAATCCTTCTCTACGGTGGCGGCAGTGGCTGGGCGCCCTGCACCTATTATGATCCGTTAGCCCAAACATTTAAAATTGGTGGATCGGCCGATGGCACTACCAATGGATCTTTCATTACCTCTGTTGATCTTTATTTCCAAGCAGTAGACGCTAATGTGCCTATTACTGTAGAACTAAGAAATGTTGTGAATGGATATCCAGGCCCTAAAGTTTTACCTTTCGGAAGTGTTACAAAAAATCCCAGCGAGATTAATATTTCAGATACAGCTGCTGTAGCTACTAATTGGAAATTCCCATCACCAGTTCATGTTGAAACTGACACTGAATACTGTATTGTAGTACTTAGTTATACACCAGAACATAAACTGTGGATTGCTAGGATGGGTGATACTGATATAGGAGGAACACGAACTATATCTGAACAACCACATGTTGGTATTTTATTTAAAGGACATAATAATACTGGTTGGTCAATGAGTTCTATGGAAGATATGAAATTTACAGTTAATTGTGCGTCTTTCAGTTCTTCTGGTGGAATTTTCACTTTAACAAATGATGATGTTCCTTTGGCTTCTTTGGTTACCGATCCACTTGTTATTACTGATGCAAGTACTACAATGAAAATTAATCATGCTGATCATGGTATGTATGCTACTGCTAATAATGTAACCATTGCTGGTGTTAAATCTCCAGCAACAACTACTTTAAATGGCGCAATGACTGCTACGGCAACAACTCTAACTTTGACTGATGGTGGTAATTTTGACGATACTTCTGGAATATATACCAATACAACAGGTGCTGCTGGCGGGGTATGGTATATTAAAATTGATGATGAAATAATATCATATACTTCAATTAGTACTAATTCTCCAACCAGTATTACAAGGGGAGTTGATAGTACAACTGCTGCGATTCATGCTGATGGTGCGACAGTAGAACTTTATATGGCACATCGAGTTCCATTTACAGAAATTAATAAAACTCATACTTCTATTGATAATACCGAAATTGATAGTTATACTGTAACATTAACAACAACTCCTGTAGTTGATGGTTCAGGAAGTTTATCTTCAATTGGCGGCCCTAGTGTGACTGCAACAGAAAATGCTATGATGGATATGTTTTCAACTATTTTAGGAGTTATGGAATTACCGAATACTTCTCTTACTGCAAAGGCTTTAATTACCCGTGGAACAAGTCCTTCTGGAACTCAAACATCATTTGAAAATACTAGAGATGATGAACTTGTACCAGAAATTTCATTTCCATTAAATGATAATTATAAATTTGATGTTCCATATATGATATGTTCATCGATCAATGAAACAAATGAATTGTCTTCTCGACGGTCATTGGAAATTCAAGTTACTATGGAAACTGATACATCTTGGATTTCTCCTGTCATTGACCTTGGTAGAAGTTCTATGATTGCGGTTTCTAATCGAATGAATGAAATTACTTCTTCTTCTGATGTTTATCCTACAACAGGATATGTTGGTTCAGAACAAGCTGAAGGTGATGAAAATGCTGCAATTTATCTTACAAAACAAGTCACTCTTGATACTTTGGCAACAGGATTAAAGGTGATATTTGCTGCACACAGACCATCAAGTGCTGATATTAAAGTTATGTATAGATTGTTAACAATTGATGAATCAGAAGATTTTGATAATCTGGGATATACTTATTTTAATACAACAGGTGCGCCCGATACATCTGTATCTCCATCAGCTTCGTTTAGTGATTTTTCTGAATATCAATATACTGCTGGTGTTTTAGATGATGGTGTTGGTAACCCATTACCAGAATTTATTGCTTTCCAAATTAAAATTATTATGACAGGAACAAATACTGCTGAGCCGCCCAGATTGAGAGCACTTAGGGTTTTAGCATTAGGGACATAAGAAAGTGGAAAGAAAGTTTAAACAAGTTGAGGGACATCCTGATTTAGTACGAGACACAAAAACTCATGCAATTATAAATCGTAATACTAATGCATATGAAAAAGCAAAACGACGAGCAGCATCTGCTCAAGCACAAAGAGATGAAATACGAGAAACAACAAGAGAGATTAACAATATTAAATTAGAAATGACTGAAATTAAAACTCTTCTTAAAGAATTAGTAGGCAATCAATAATGGCATATCAATCAGTAGGAATAGGTTCAGCAGATGACGACGGTGGAGGTGATACTCTCCGTGCCGGCGGCACCAAAATTAATGCAAACTTTGTAGAACTTTACACTGCATTAGGAACAGGTAGTGCGCTTTCATCAGGCATAAGTGCTGACGCAAGTATTATTACTTTAACCACACCTGTAATTGCAGAGATTGATTCTGGTTCTTCAATTACCCTTGATGCAACAACAGACATTTATTTGAACGCTGATGGTGGTGATATTTTCTTCCAAGATGGTGCAACCACTTTTGGTTCTGCTAATAATAATTCTGGTAATCTTACTGTAAAATCTGGTACTACTACTGCACTTACCTTTAGTGGTGCGAATGTAACTGTTGCTGGAACTGTTGCTTCTGGCGCAATTACGTCAAGTGGTGTTGTAACTGGCACTGGATTTACAATTGGTTCGGCAGTAATTGCTGAAGCAGAATTAGAACAGATTGATGGTGTTACGGCTGGAACTGTTGCTGCTTCTAAATCAGTAGTTGTAGATGCTAACAAAGATATTGGTACATTTAGAAATCTAACAATCGATGGTGTTTTCACTGATGGCAATTATACTTTTGACACTAGTGGTAATGTTTCAGGTTTAGGAACTGTTGTTTCTGGCGCAATTACGTCAACTGATGTTACATTAACTGGTGCCGTTGCGTTTGCGGTTGGTTCTGATCCATCAACCGTAACTAATCACGCTCACATATATGCTAAAGACGATTCTGCAAGTGCTGAAGTATATGTACAGGATGAAGCGGGTAATGCTACCAAAATATCACCACATAATGAACAAGGCGAGTGGGAATATTTCTCAAAAAATACAAAAACTGGTAAAATTGTAAGGGTTAATATGGAAGAAATGATTAAAGATATTGAAACCCTTATTGGTAAATCCTACATTAAAAATGAGTAAATATTAAAACTATAACTTGGGAGCAAATTTACTGGGGTTAGATTACATATAAATATGTAGAAAGGAAGAAAGTATGGCTATACCTTCAACAAAAGCTACATTAAAAACTTATTGCCTCAGAGCTCTTGGTTATGGTGTAATTGATATCAATGTTTCAGACGATCAAGTAGATGACCGTCTAGACGAAGCACTACAATATTTTGCTCAATACCATTATGATGGTATTGAAAAAATGTATCTCAAACATTTGATTACTACAGCAGAAGTAACTCGGGCTCGTTCTGATACCTCAACTACTGGAACCGATGTAGTAGATACTGACATAACTGCAACATGGAAAGAAGGGAATAATTTTATTCCAATTCCAAGTGCTGTTGTTTCTGTTGTGAGAGTGTTTCCATTCACTGATACTGGTGGTGGAAGCAGCATGTTTGATATTCGTTACCAATTACGATTAAATGATTTGTTTGACTTTTCTTCAACATCAATTATTCAATATCAAATGACAATGGATAATATTGATTTATTATCAAATATACTTGTTGGTGAAACACCTATTCGGTTTAACCAACATCAAAATCGACTTTACATTGAAATGGATTGGGCAAATGATGTAACTGCTGATGTGGATTATCTCATAATTGAATGTTATAGAAAATTGGACCCTACCACATATACTGACATCTATGATGACGTTTATATAAAAAGATATGCAACTGCGCTGATTAAAAAACAGTGGGGAGCTAATTTAAGTAAATTTAATGGGGTTACTATGTTGGGTGGAGTTGCGATGAATGGGGAAACACTTTACACGCAAGCAATTGAAGAACAAACTAAGCTTGAGGAAGAAATTAAACTTGCCTTTGAGTTACCAATAAACTATATGATAGGTTGAAACACACACTATGGCTGTCAATTCACTTTTTCACACAAGCAATCTTCACTCCATTGCTACTGAAAGAAATTTATATAGTGATCTTATAAAAGAAGCTATACAGATTTATGGCCATGATGTTTATTACATGGATCGAACTCTTGTTGGTGAAGATATGGTGCTGGGTATAGATTCAATTTCACAATACAAGAATCAACACCCAATTGAAATGTATATGGAAGATGCCGACGGTGGATTTGCTGGTGAAAAAGAATTGATGAATCAGTTTGGTTTACAGAATTTAAGTGAAGCAATATTTGTTGTAAATAAAGAAAGATTTCAAGAGCTAGATGCTCAAGTACAGATTGAGTCTGGAACGGATACTAGTTCTAGTGGTTCATTATTGTTAGAGGCGGGTAGTGTCGATCAATCATCTTCTGCATCAACTCTAACTACTGTTACTGGGGATAATAATTTTTACATTATTCAAGATATTGCTGTAACAGATGCTGATAGGCCGCAAGAAGGTGATGCAATTTATCATCCAGTTCTTGATAAAATGTTTCAGGTTAATTTTGTAGACCATGATGAACCATTTTATCAGTTAGACAATAATCCAGTATATAAATTACATTGTCGCTTGTATGATTATAGTTCTGAAGTTATCGATACTGGTATTACAGCTCTTGATGCAATTGAAACTGAACATTCTCTAGATGCACTTGTTCATCAATTTACTCTGGAACAATCTTCAGCGGTTAACGAAGAGATAAGATTAGAATACACACCAGAACATGGATTGTTATTAATAGACTCAACTGATGGGTCTGCTGATGCTGGTGATAATATAATCGGTGAAGACGATACACAATCCGCTGGCGAAAGTATTATGCTTGAAAGGCCTGCTGATACTGGTGATGATCAATATCTCATTCAGGAAGACTATATAGTTGGTGATATGAGTACCGATATGACATCACAAAATGAGTATTTCGAAACTCAAAGTCGGCCGATTTTAGATTTCAGTGAATCAAATCCATTTGGAGATGCAGGGAGTAGTTCATAATGCTAGGAACTCAATTCTACCACGAAACCATACGAAAAATAGTTATTTCTTTCGGAACATTGTTTAATGATATCAGTCTTGTTCGTAAGGACAATTCTGGAACAATAATACAAACTATGAAAGTTCCTCTTGCTTACGGGCCAAGAGAAAAGTTTCTGGTGCGTTTGCGAGAAGATGCTGATTTAACGAAACAGGTTGCTATCACACTTCCTAGAATTGGATTTGAAATTAAAGACCTTTCTTATGATCCAGCAAGAAAATTGAGTCGGGTGCAGAAATTTAAGAAAGTCAAAGGTGCAAATACAAAACAACTAGACACGCAATATATGCCTGTACCATACAATTTAGACTTTGAATTATATATCATGGCAAAGCAGTCTGATGATGCTTTACAGATTGTGGAACAAATTCTTCCCTACTTTCAACCAGATTATACTCTTACTATTAACGATATGTCAGACATGGGAATTAAGAAAGATGTTCCTATCATTTTGAACAGTATATCATATGAAGACAATTATGATGGAGATTTTGTTTCTCGTAGAGCTTTGATATATACAATGTCCTTTACTACTAAATTTTATCTTTATGGTCCTGTTACTTCGAGTAAGGTTATTAAGACAGTTCAGGTTGATCAATATACAGATTTGCCGGATCAATCACCAAAGAGAGAGCAGAGATACACAGTAACACCAGATCCAACATCAGCTGATGCAGATGATAACTTTGGATTTAATGAAACAACATCATTCTTCCAAGATGCAAAAGATTTTAATCCAATGACAGGTGAAGACGAATAATGAAAAACAATATTACCATGGCGAAAATTGATAGAGAATTGGGTGTTGTAGAGAAAATTGTTCCTCAAACTATTGATGTAGAAAACTATTCTCCTACTATCAATGAAGATGATTTAGAAAATGATTATGAATATCAAAGGAAACAATTTTATAATTTGGTTGAAAAGGGGAGCAATGCCATCGATGGTATTCTTGAGCTTGCTAAAGAAAGTGAACATCCAAGGACATATGAGGTCGCTGGACAACTGATTAAAAATGTAGCAGAGGTTACGGAGAAGCTTGGCGATCTTCAGAAAAAGATGAAGGAATTAAAAAAAGTACCAAACAACGCACCCAAGAATGTAACTAACGCTTTGTTTGTTGGTTCTACAACAGAGCTTCAAAAAATGTTGAAGGACAAATAATGTCCGGTGATTCGGTCTATTTACGTAATCCGAATCTCAAAAAGGCCAATGTTCAACAGACTTGGACCAAGGAAGAGGTTGAGGAATATGCAAAATGTATGAAAGACCCTATTTATTTCATACAACAGTATATTAAAATTGTCTCGCTGGATGAAGGCCTCATTCCATTTAAACTTTATGATTTTCAAAAGGAGATGGTGGGAACATTTCATAACAATCGTTTCACCATCTGCAAACTTCCTCGCCAGTCAGGCAAGTCAACCACCATTATAGCATATTTGTTGCATTATGTCTTGTTTAATCCTTCTGTCAATGTGGCGATACTTGCTAACAAGGCGGCTACTGCAAGGGACTTGTTGGGTAGACTGCAACTCGCATACGAAAATCTTCCAAAGTGGTTGCAACAAGGCGTTATGTCTTGGAACAAAGGGAGTCTTGAACTAGAGAATGGTAGTAAGATACTTGCTTCGTCTACTTCTGCAAGTGCTGTTCGTGGTGGTTCTTATAACATCATTTTCCTTGACGAGTTTGCTTATGTTCCTGCTAATGTTGCCGAACAGTTTTTTTCATCAGTATATCCTACCATTTCATCTGGTAAGACAACAAAGGTGATGATTGTTTCCACACCACACGGCATGAATATGTTTTATAAGTTGTGGAACGATGCAGAGAATGAGAGAAATTCTTATATTCCTATTGAGGTGCATTGGAGTGAAATCCCCGGCCGAGATGTTGCTTGGAAAGAAGAGACTATTAAAAATACTTCTGTGTCACAGTTCAACACAGAGTTTGAATGTGAATTCCTTGGTTCTATTGACACTTTGATTACACCACAAAAATTAAGAACAATGTCTTATAAAAACCCAACACAATCTAATGCAGGGATTGACTTATATGAAAAGCCTGAGCCTGGACGAACATATGTGTTAGTTGCTGACGTTTCCCGTGGCACCAAGAATGATTATTCTGCATTTTTAATATTTGATGTATCTGAAATGCCTTATCGTATTGCCGCAAAATATAGAGATAATGAAATTAAACCTCTACTGTTTCCTTCAAAGATATATGATGTTGCTCGAGCATACAATCAAGCCTTTGTAACTATAGAAGTAAATGATATTGGTGAACAGGTTGCTAGTGCTTTACAATATGATTTAGAGTATGATAATCTTGTCATGGCTTCCATGCGTGGACGAGCAGGACAAATTCTTGGTGGAGGATTTTCTGGTGGCCGAGCTCAATTGGGTGTGAGGACAACAAAGGCAGTTAAGAAAATTGGTTGTTCCAATCTCAAACAATTAATTGAAGATAATAAATTGATAATAGAAGACTTAGACATTATTAGTGAATTATCTACCTTTATTGTAAAGGGAAGTTCATATGAGGCAGACGATGGTTGTACGGATGATTTAGTTGCCTGTATGTTCATTTTTGCATGGATGACAGATCAAACTTATTTCAAAGAACTAACTGACATGGATATAAGACAAACTATGATGAGAGAACAACAGGACGCATTGGAACAAGATATGGCTCCATTCGGTTTTGTTGTTACTGGATTAGAAGATGAAAATATTGGTGAGATAGTTGATGAATATGGAACACGATGGAATCCAGTTGTTAGAGATTATGGTTCAAATTGGTAAAGAATTAAATAAATTCGATTAAGTCATTATGTGCTTTAATCCAACAATTCGAACATAATATGGTAGAATTGTTTACTAGATGAAATATTTCTTTCCGGCTATCATTACTAGTACCAACTCTTTTTGTTAATTTTCGTATTTCAGAATTATGAGGGTAGAATTTGAGACACATTGTTTCACTTTCACCACAGTGTTGGCAAGATTTGTCTGATAAAAATTCATTTAGTAAAACAATTCTTTTGCGGTAATTTCTGCGAGATACTTTTTTAATGGTGTCTTTATATTTTTCATAGTGAGCATTTGCCATAAAAGTATTTATACAATTCGACACATATAAAAAGTCATCTTGGAAAATTATTTTTTATAAATATTATCACAATAATAATAAAAGCACTCTATTAATTAAAGGAGTAAAACAATGGGATTTTTAGTTTCACCTGGCGTACATGTCAGAGAGATTGATCTTACAAATATTGTTCCTGCTGTTCAGACTACGATTGGTGCCATCGCTGGACCATTTGAAAAGGGCCCTGTGGGTTCTGTAGTTTCTATTGGGAACGAGGCACAACTTTTGGAGATTTTCGGTAAACCTCAATCTTCAAGCAATCAGTTTGAATGGTGGTTTACTGCTGCAAACTTCCTACAATATTCAGATGCACTACGAGTAGTTCGTTGTGTTTCCGGTGTATTAAATGCTGGTGCGGATTCTGGTATTCTTATTCGTGATGAGGATCATTATGAATCATCCTTCTCCACTGGACAAGGTTCTCATGGTGAGTGGGCTGCAAGGTCGCCCGGTACTTGGGGCAATGCAATCGGTGTTCAGATTTGTCCTAGTGCTACTGCATATGAACAAAAGATGGATGATGCCAATCAAGTAGATGACTCCGCTGCAGCTGCTGGTGATACAACAATTACTGTTGACGATGCCGATGCAACTAATTATGCATTTAATATCGGTGATTTGATTTCATTTTATTCGGATGCAGCTTGTACTACTCCGGTTGATGATTTTAATGAATATGAAGTAACTGCAATTTCTTCGGAAACTCTTACAATTCGTCTAAGAGATGATCCAAATGGTGTTGGTTTGCAAAACGCTATTGCAGACGATAGTTATATCCTTCGTCGTTGGCGGTATTATGACCTATTTGATGCAGCTCCCGGTAATTCAGATTGGGCCGTAGCAAATAGTAAGGGTACTGGTGATGAAATGCATGTTGTAGTTTATGACACAACTGGTGCCATTACTGGTAAGGCTGGTGGTGTTTGCACTACTGGTGCTTGCGGTGCTAATGGTGCAAGAACATCTTCAGTATTAGAAACACATGCTAACATGTCAAAGTGTTCTGTTGCAAAGACCGTTCAAGGTGCTAGTAATTATTATCCTGATGTTATTCAAAGCGCATCAAAATATATCTACTGGACAGATCATATTTCTGCTGGTTCTAACTGGGGTACAGACACAACAACTGCTTATACTGATGTTCGTCCTGTTACGATTGATGCACTTTCTGGCGGAACAGACGATTATGCTGTAACTGCTGGTGAGTTGGCAATCGGTTATGATAAGTTCAAAGATGCAGAATCATTGGACATTAACCTTGTCTTAGGTGCCAAGGGTGGTGGTGCTGGAAACACAAACGCAACTCAAGACACTCATGTAACAATGATTACTGACCTTTGTGAAATGAGAAAAGACTGTGTTGGTTTTGTTTCACCAAACCGTGCCGCACATGTTGGACTTGCTGCTTCTTCTGCAACTGCTGCGAAAGCCGCAGAGAATGTTAAGACTGCATTCGACCTTTGCCCATCTTCATCTTACATGGTTTATGATAGTTGTTACAAGTACATGTATGATAAGTACAATGATGTATATCGTTGGGTGCCAATGAATGGTGATACTGCTGGACTTTGTGCATACACAGATGGTGTTGCCGATCCATGGTGGAGCCCTGCTGGTTATACTAGGGGTACTGTAAGAGGTGCAATCAAACTATCATATAATCCAATGAAATCCGAAAGAGATATTCTCTATCGTGCAAGGATTAATCCAGTAGTTAATTTCCCCGGCCAAGGAGTAACCTTGTTTGGTGATAAGACTGCTCAGACAAAACCAAGTGCTTTTGACCGCATTAACGTGCGCCGATTGTTCTTGGTTCTTGAAAAGGCAATCGCAACTGCTGCTAA